ACTACTCAAGGCAGCGTTGTTGAATCCCTTCGGGCAATGAACAATTATTCGCCCGCCTGGGATGTGTTCTGGAATGTCTTTTTGGCCCGTATCGGTCGCGTGCAGATTAACGACCGCATGAACTTCACCAATCCGCTGGCGAAGTTGAAGCGCCCCACCCTGCGCTACGGCCGAACCATCCAGGAGGTACAGTCCAATCTTATCAAGGCACGTGCTTATGATTCGCATGCTGAAAACGTGTTTGGGCGTGAGGGTCGAGAACCGGATATCCACCAGATTTTTCACACGGAAAATCGCCGAGATAAGTATGTCATCAACATCCCCATGGAGGATGTGTTGCGCGGCTCCTTTATCGAAGGAGAATCCATTTCGGCATTCTTCAATTCGCTGACCGCTGCGCCTATTGCTTCTGCAAATAATGATGAGTATTTGCTCATGCGAAGCCTGTTGGAGACGTACGACAATCTTTGGGGGTTTTGGAATATCCATGTCCCGGACACCCACGCCAAGGGCCTAACGCATGAGGAGAAGATTCAGGCAGGCGTTAAGCTCATTGAAGCAATGCGCGCGACGTATAACAAGATGAAGTATTTCCGCACGGAATATTCCCCCGAGGGGCGCAACAAGGGGCTTGCCACGCGTTCCAATCGCCTGATTGCTGTGATTGATTCGGACGTTGAAGCCGCACTCAAGGTTGCCACTACCGCCTACGCCTTTAATGAGGATAACCAGCGTATTATTGCCGATGAGATCATCATTCTTGATGAGCTGCCCATTGCTGGTTGTCAAGCGCTTTTGCTGGACGAGGAATGGTTCCAGGTTGCCGATACGCTCCAGGTCACCGCAACCGCCCCCATGAACCCTGACAATCTTTCTTATAATACGTTCATGCACGTGTGGCAGGTGCTCAGCTATTCGCTGTTCCTCGGCGCAACTATGTTTTCTACGCGTCCCGATTCCGAGATTACCGCACTGCCAGCCACGTATGCGGGTGTGACTCTTACCGATGTGGACGGCGGGACGTCTAAGACCATCGAGCCGGGCGAAGCCGTGCAGCTTGTCGCCAAGGTCCAGGGCACGAACGGCCCGAATCAGGCTGTTATGTATAAGATCAAGGCGTTTAACGGCCGCGGTGCAGGTGCAACGCTACCCGCAGGGATGTACATTGACAGCAACGGCGTTTTTCATTCGGGCAATTGCCACGGCATTGATAAGGTGGTTGTGTCTGCCACCTCGGTTGCGGATGGGCAGTATCAGGCGCTTTACACCTTTACCATTGCCGGTGCCATGTATGCAACCGCTGTTGCCGGTGCTGCGGTAACGGTTAAGGTCGGCGCGAACGCCACGAGCGCGTTGACCTGGACCCCGACCGGTGCAACCGATAAGAGCTATGAGGCATATAGCGCCGATGATTCTGTTGCCACGGTTGCCGCTGTTGCCGATGACGTGCTTACCGTTTCCGGTGTGGCGGTTGGCAGCACCACTATCATCCTGGTGGCAAAGGGCGGCGACCCGACTAAGGCTAATATCACGGCTAAGGTCACGGTCACTGTTGAGGCTTAAAGCTTTAACGCTGTTATAATGAGGGCGCATTATGCGCCCTCGTTTTGTTTTAAGGAGTAATATGGATACCCCACAAGGATTAACGCCTAACACATGGCCGGTTGGCACAGAGGTAACGCTGATGCAGGTGCCGTGGGATGCTAATTATCGCGATATCGTTATATGGGATGATGTGCAGCAGCGTAACGCCTACCTTGATGCGCAGGCCCTTAGCGGCACCGGGTGGCGTTCTAAGCGTTTTTCGTACTGCCGCCCAAACGAGCCCATCAGCGTGCCGGTGCCTTATTCAGCGGCTTACAAATATAACTATGTTGTGGTCCAAAACCCCATGCAGCCGGTTGACGGCGAGGAACAGCCGCTTAAGCTGTGCTACTTTATTTTGTCTACCGATTACGTGGCACCTGGCACAACGCAACTAACGCTACAGCTGGACGTTATACAGACGTATCAGTTTGGCGTATGTCTGGGTAACATGTTCGTAGAGCGTGGGCACATGGGCGTATCTAACGCTGTTTTTAAAAACGGCGCGCAAAATCTCCAGGGGCAGTACCTGCGCAAATATCTTAATGTGCCTGAGGGCCTGGACATCGGTGATTCGTACGTGATGGCTAATCACGAGTGGTACCCGCTTACGGATGCGTCAACTTTTGATATCGGCAAAATCATCATCATAAGCAGCGCAGACCTTGCCGCCGACCCCGGCACGGTCGACAATCCGAATCTTAACGTTGCGGACGGCCAGAACGCGGACGGCATCCCCTCCGGTTGTAACGTGTACAGCATGACGCTCTCCACGTTTAAAGCAGTGCTTAATGCCATGAAGGAAAAATCTTGGGTCGCGCAATGCATCCAATCCGTGTCCACCTTCCCGGCTCGTTTGTTGTCTGCAGGAACGGATGTGCAGCTTTTCGGCAACACCGGTATCACAATGCAGTTTCTCGGCGAGACCGACACACTCGAATTGCCGCTTAAAACTTACGCAACCACCGGCAACATCTATCAGCAGCTGTCGAACGGCGTGCCTGATGGGTATCACGATCTATATAAGGCCTACACTTACCCCTATTCGGTTATCGAGCTGACTGCCTATAACGGCAACTCGGTATTCGTAAAGCCTGAGCTGGTATATGGCAATACGCTTGCGCTTACCGTTATCGGTTGTGCTGTTGCGCCGTTCGCGCGTATCGGCGTTTTCCCAACAAATTATGGGCAGGCTTTCGAGGGTGGGCAGCCGGTTAATTACAATCAGTACACGTGGCATGGGTTCGACGGCTCAGACCACACTGGTGTAATCCCGAGCGGCGATTTTCTTGATTCGTGCCTATGGCTTGCGGACTTTCCACAGTTTTCAATCGTCAATAGCAACTACATCACCTATCTTGCGTCAACCGCGCACACTCGCGCGTATCAGTACGAAAGCGCCGGTTGGCAGAATGCCAAAAGCAATGCCGCGTCTGACCTGGCCTATACCCAGGCTATGAATCAAACGGCGCTTAATGAAGCCAACCGCTATGACCAGGGGCCAATCGGCGCTCCCCAGATTGCAAACTACGCGGGGCAGGCTGTAGGGGCGCTCGAAAGCGGGCTTAATCGTTTGACCGGTCAACCTGCCGTAAGCTCTAATGAGGTGACGCTGGCAGGGGCTGCTAATTATCTGGCGCAGCGTCAAACGGGCAACCTTGCTTTTAACGCTACTCAAGATTTGTCACGCCAGGTTGCAGGTCAAAATCTTGACTACGCAAAATACGCGGCACGTGGCGATTACGCTAACCAGATTGCGGCCATCAATGCAACGGTGCAGGATGCAGCATTGCAAGCCCCCTCCACGGTAGGCCAGATGGGCGGCCAAGGCTTTATGTGGAAAAACGGTTTGGTCGGCTTTGCAGTCAATTACAAAACGGCTGGCGGTGCAGCCATGCGCACGGTGTGCGATTTTTGGGCACGATATGGCTATAAAATTCAGCGGTTTTACAATTTCAAGAACGCTAAAATGCCAGCGCTTAAAATCATGAGCCACTATTCGTACTGGAAAGTGTCGGAAACTTATATCACGTGCGCGAAGGCAAATGAGGCCGAAAAGGACGCGATACGCGGCGTGCTCGAAAAGGGCGTTACCGTATGGGGCAACCCCTCTGAGATAGGCAACATTGCGCCGGTAGTAAACGCTCCGCTGTATAATATCGAATACTAAAGTAAGGAGGATACATGGAACCTTGGATGCTAGACCCAACGGAAGCGGGATTTATCCCGATTGAAGTATCCATGTTCGGCAAGCGATACGTCAAACGCTGGCAGGCCAGCGTAAAGCAATATCGGACCTACGATTATTGGCGGCAGCTGTTTTGGACTGCTGCAATCAGCCGCTTCGAGTGGGAGGGCTTGCCGGACGGCATCGATTCGCGATACCTTGAGACGCTGCTGTGCGGCTACGGTTCGTTCGCTGCAACGAAACGCTCTACCAGCGGTGTGCTTACGTATTGGTGCGGCCGCATGAACCCCGTTGGCAATCTTGACCTTTATCGCAATCCCAACACCATTGATGTGTACACGCCGAACGGTCAGCGTCAACGCCGTCACTGCAACTGGTGGTTTAAGCATGTTGGCAATCAGTACGGCACTAAAACGGTTGTCATGCCCGCCGATGCTGTAATCTGCTGGGACAACCTCACGCGCTTCCCCGTGTTGCAGCTGATTGACCGCCAGGCCCAGCGCCTGGCCGACATGGACACCACCGTTGACCAGCACGTTAGGGCTATGCGCGTGCCGTACGTCATCAGCGTGGACGAGTACGGCAAAAAGCAGGCCCAGGACATGTATAACCGCATTGATTCTGGGCAACCCGCAATCTACATGAACCCTTCGGGCATGCAGAACATGAGCGTGCAGGTGCTCCAGACCATGAACAAAGCAGCCTATGCAGGTAGCGATATCCTCAATGATGAGCTTAAAATCGTGTCAGCCGTGTATACGATGCTCGGTATTGACAGCAACGCCGCCGCCGAGAAAAAGGAGCGCGTGCAGACCGCTGAAACCCTGGCGAACAACGAGCAATTCATGATCCAGCGCACTAG